CAAATAGGCTCAAGTGGCAACTCGGCACAAATAGGCTCAAGTGGCGACTCGGCACAAATAGGCTCAAGTGGCGACTGGGCACAAATAGGCTCAAGTGGCGACTGGGCACGGATAGGCTCAAGTGGCGACTGGGCACAAATAGGCTCAAGTGGCAACTCGGCACAAATAGGCTCAAGTGGCGACTCGGCACGGATAGGCTCAAGTGGCGACTCGGCACGGATAGCAAGCTCTGGCAAACATAGTGTAATATGCTGTGCCGGAAACAACTCAATCGTTAAAGCCAAAATAGGCAGTTGGATAACCCTTTCGGAGTGGAAGTTTAGCGGTGAAGAAAATGCTTATATTCCTATTTGCGTGAAAACTGAATATGTTGACGGCGAAAAAATTAAAGCGGATGTGTTTTATAAACTCGTCAACGGAAAGTTCGAAGAGGTAAACGTATGAGCATTGGAGATAACATCAAAGAGAAGCGAAAGGCTCTGAATCTGTCCCAAAAAGACGTAGCTCGCGCGGTAGGTATCTCGCAAGCCACAATGACTAATATTGAGAATGACTATAGAATAGTTCATTTATCTTTAATTAAACAAATCGCAAAAGTCTTGCAATGCTCATACCACGAGCTACTTGCAGGTGATGAGCAGAAAGAGTGTTTCGCGTACTCAGGTACAGGTTGTCGAATATTAACAGAAATGATATGCAGAACACGCGACTGTCCTTTTTTTAAGACTCAGCTCGATTATGAAGTTGACAAGAAGATTGCAAACAGAAGAGTGAGGAGGATGTGACAAAATGTTTGTTATTGAAACTTTAATGACTTTAGTCATTTTTATGTGCGGTTTTATCATTGTGCCGACCCTCAGAGACACGCGCTCTGCCCTGTCCGAATTGAAAGAAGAGGTAATTGACAATGAAGACAGGATTTAAATTCATCATTGGTTGTGTTGTCTTTGTCGGAATTGTGTGCGGAATGTACTTCTTGAGCCTGTTCTTGGCAAACCATATAATCTTGTTTTTTCTTTGGCTTTTTACGTGTTAACACAATGGAGGATACAACAATGTACGAAGTATATTACGCATATGGTATGAACAAAGGTGCAACAATTACTTATACCTCTACATTAGAGGAGGCTACTTCCTTCGTAAAGGCAAAGGTGTTCGAATTATCTCAAAAAGGAATTGACGCACATTGCTATTACGGAATCCGTAAAATATAGGAGGAAATTCTAATGTCTAAATTTAACAACGAAACCCTTAATCCGGGTGAGCACTTCATTTATAACGGAATCGAATTTATCTGCCTTGATATTATCTACGGAAATTATCTCGCTATGACTGCAAAGCCCTATGCAGAAATACCATTCGACACTAATGGAAAGAATGATTGGCGTAAATCCTCATTGCGCCGTGTCCTGAACAACGATTTCCTTGACCTCCTCGACAGGAGACACCTTATCAAGCAGACCTCTGACCTGATTGCAGAAAACGGAGATAAGGTATATGGCATAAGCGAGGACTATGTAACGATTCTCTCTTGTGACCAGTATCGCAAATATCGTGAAATCGTCCCTCTTTTCGATGAATGGATGTGGACACTTACTCCGTGGAGTTGCACCCCCCGCTTTCTTGCACGATGTAGCCCTCGTCAAAACGACAGGCAATGTCTTCTACGGATATGCGGAAGTCATTAACGGAGTCGCGCCGGTTTGTCTTTTCTCTTCCGAGAATCTGAAATTGCGCCGTCAGGCGAGCCTCATAGGAGTTGACGAAGATGACGAAGATGACAAATAAGTCTATAAGAGAAGCTAAATGCGTCGAATGCGGAGAACCTATCGGAAACGAATCATACCATTTTACCAAACGCCGATGCTATGCAACTGTGTTTATTCATAAGAGATGTTATGAAAAGCTTCTTCCCAAGAAAGGCAAGTAAATGAGTAACAAGAAAATAGGCAATGATTTTGAAAAAGAACTCTGTGAGGTTCTTGCGGAATACGGGTTTTGGGTTCACAACTTCACCCAAAATCAAGACGGCCAACCCGCGGATATAATCGCCGTAAAAAATAAAAAGGCATACTTAATCGACTGTAAAGTATGCTCCACAAGAAAAGGTTTTGACCTCTCTCGTATGGAGGAAAATCAAGACCTCTCTATGGAATTTTGGAAAATGTGTGGTAACGGCGAGGGGTGGTTTGCGGTTAAGGTTGGGGGTCAGATTTATATGATACCTCACTTTACCGTAAAAGCCTTACGAAATCATCAATCGGGAATGTCACCGAAAGATATTTTCGAGTGCGGAAAGCCCCTCGACAAATGGATAAAGTTATGCAGATAACTGTCGGTAGCACCATTACAGTCGAGCATCCTTCCTCAGAGTTGGTGCAATGGTGCAACAAAAACTTAGTTATAAGCAACCCGGAATATGCAAAGAAACTTCGGATGCACTTTTGGCTCGGTAATACACCGAAAGAACTCTACCTCTACGAGACCCACGGAGAAGCCCTTATTTTGCCCTACGGCGTGTTAAGAGACATTCTCCCTATGATTTCCTCGGCAAAGGCTTATCGTGCGTTTACGGAGCGAAAAACGGTCAAGTTCGACTGCTCTGTGCCGCTCGACGATTATCAGCGAAAAGCCGTCAACGAGGTTGAGAATCAGAAGTACGGTATATTACAAAGCCCTGCCGGAAGCGGCAAGACCCAAATGGGTATCGCTCTTATGGCAGACCTCGGACTTAAAACTCTTTGGCTCACTCACACCAAGGACTTACTCACACAGAGCAAGGAACGAGCCGAACTGTATATGAGTTCCGACCTCATAGGGACAATAACCGAGGGCAAAGTCAATATTGGCAGTGGAGTCACTTTTGCAACCGTACAAACAATGTGCGTCTTGGACTTGGAGAGGTATAGGGATATTTGGGATGTAGTTATCGTGGATGAGTGTCATCGTTGTTCGGGAACACCTACCGCTATGACACAATTCTATAAAGTTCTCAATAACCTTGCTGCAAGGTACAAGTTTGGCTTATCAGCCACGGTACACCGCTCGGACGGAACAATCAAAGCGACCTACGCTCTTCTCGGGAAGGTGGTCTACACCGTGCCGGAGAAAGCCGTTGCCGATAGAGTGATGAAAGTCGGCATTAAAGAGTGCTACACGGGAATAAAACTCTCTCGTGAATGTTTGAATACGGACGGTACTCTTAATTATGCAAAACTCATTACATACCTCTGTGAGAACTCCGCCCGAAATCATTACATTAGTACCGAAATAGTAGCCAATGCAGAACACCCGTCTCTTATCCTATCGGACAGGCTCAAACATCTCGAATTGCTTATGGCTACTCTCCCTCATTCAATGCGGGAAAAAGCCGTAATGATAAGCGGAAAGATGACCTCGAAAACAGGAAAAGCGGAACGAAAAAAAGCCATTGAGGATATGCGGACAGGAAAGAAAAAATATCTTTTCGCCACCTATTCTTTGGCAAAAGAAGGTCTCGACATTCCTTGTCTTGAACGGCTCTACCTCACAAGCCCTCAGAAAGATTATGCGGTAGTGACACAGAGTATCGGGCGCATTGCCCGAACTTACGAGAACAAACAACCTCCCGTCTGCTATGACTTTGTGGATGATGCGGGGTATCTCGTCAAAGCGTTCAAAAAGAGGTGTGCGACCTATCGGAAGAACGGCTGCTACTTCGTTAAGGAGGTGTAAAATGCTGACCCTCGGTAGTTTATTTGACGGTGCGGGAACATTTCCGTTCGCTGCTCAACAATGCGGTGTCAAGGCAGTATGGGCAAGTGAAATCGAGTCGTTCCCCATTGAAGTAACAAAGAAACGCTTCCCCGAAATGAAACATCTCGGAGATATAACCAAAGTGGACGGTGCCGAAATCGAGCCTGTTGACATCGTGACTTTCGGCTCACCATGTCAAGACCTCTCGGTCGCAGGAAAGAGAGCAGGGCTTAACGGAGAACGTTCAGGTTTATTCATGGAAGCGGTAAGAATCATTAAAGAAATGAGGTGTAAGACCAATGGAAGATACCCCTCAATCGCAATATGGGAAAATGTTCCCGGTGCGTTTAGTTCCAATAAGGGAGAGGATTTCAGGACAGTCCTCGAAGAACTCTGCAAAATTAAAGGAAGTGACACCCTTATTCCTAAACCTCCAAAACGTGGGGGAAGGAACGCATGGAACGATGCAGGACTTATCGTGGGAGACGGGTTTTCAATCGCTTGGCGAGTCCTCGATGCACAGTTTTGGGGCGTACCCCAACGCCGTAGAAGAATCTTCCTTGTGGCAGATTTTAGAGGACAATGTGCCGGAAAAATACTCTTTGAGCGAGAAGGCTTGTCGAGGAGTTTTGCGGAGAGCCGAGAATCGTGGAAAGGTTTTACCCGCTCTCCTGCACATTGCTCTTCTTCAAAAGTGTGGGACTCCCGTGGAAATGGTAATGGTAACATTGCCCCCACAATCACAGGAGACCACAACAACCGAATAACCGACTACACTGCCCTATGTGCAATAGAGCGTTGCGGTTGCGAGGGCGGTGGTAAAGGTGTTCTCATTCAAGAGAATAAATCCGGTACTATTTCTTGCAACAACGACCAATTTCTCGTTATCACGGACGCAGATTTGTACAATCAAGCACATTCTGGAGATATTGCAAACTGCCTTAATATTGATGACATTGACGAAGCTCATGCAAACGAGATAATCGTTATGGCTACACAACAAGGTGGCGCGGAAATAGGTTACGACCTTTGCCCGACAATTACGGCTTCGGCAGGGATGAGCGGAAACAATCAACCTGTTATCTGTTATGCACTCGACCGTTCTTCATTTAATCAAGGTATCAATGCTCAATATGATATTGGGATTGATGATAGCGGTATAGCCCAAACGCTTGTAGCAAAGGGACCGGGTGCGGTTTGTTCCATAGTTTGTCTTGGAAAAGTCGAAGTCGATTTACGCCGCCTGACTCCTACCGAATGTGGCAGACTGCAAGGTATGCCCGATTGGTGGTGCGAGGATGTTCCTCACTCGGATAGCGCAGAGTACAAAATGTGGGGCAACGGAATGGCTCTTCCCTGTGTTCTCTATGTTATGGAGAATGTTGTATCCGTTTTATCATTGAGGTTGCTTGACTCCCTATTGGAGGTGACAAAGTATGACCATCATAGTGTACGACTGTGAAATATTCGCCTATGACTGGATCGTGGTGTTCAAAGACATTTCTACGGGAATATTCACTGTCATACATAATGACAACGATGCTGTGAGAGAAGCCATTAACGAAGATAATATCTATATAGGCTTTAACAGTAAGCATTTCGATTCTTTCATTATTAAAGCAATAGCGTACGATTTCTCCCCGCCCGAAATCAAGCAACTAAACGATTATCTCATTGGTGGTGGAAGAGGTTGGGAGTATGCTTCGCTAAAAGAGGGCTACTTCAAGTTTAATAATGTAGATATTCGAGACGATGTTCAGAAAGGGCTGTCTCTGAAAGCCATTGAAGGACATATGGGAATGGATATTCAAGAAACGGAAGTATCGTTCGACCTCGACAGACCGCTTACAGAGGACGAGCTACAACAGACTGTCCACTATTGTAAGCACGATGTTGATGCTACCCACGAGCTAATGAAGCTCAGAGCGGACTACCTCAAGACCAAAAAGAACCTCGGTAAACGGGCGGGAATCGATGAGGTCAAATCCCTTGCTGCCACCAATGCTAAACTGACGGCAATGATGTTACGGGCAGAGCGTAAAGAGTGGAACGATGGACGGGAGTATGTCTATCCGGCAAACCTTGATACCGCTGTTATCCCCAAGCCGATACTGGACTTTTTCGAGACTATTCACGATAAGTCCATTCCCGATGAGGTACTGTTTAAGACCTCGTTCAAGATTGAAATTGGTGGTATGCCCTGCAAGTATGCATGGGGAGGCGTTCACGGCAGTCTAACAGGTTATTACGAGGAAGCAACAGAGGATAGGGTCATTCAGAACAGAGATGTATCAAGCCTGTACCCCTCTCTGATTGAGGTTTACAACTACCTGTCCCGCAATGTCCCCGACCCTGAACTGTTCTACGCTATCAAGCGTGACCGCATACAGGCAAAGCACAACGGCGATAAGCAGACCGCAAAGGACTTAAAACTGCCACTCAACACCGTGTCCGGCGCACAGGAAAACCGCTACAACGACCTATATGACCCTCTCCCGACCCGCTCTCTGCGAATATCGGGGCAGTTGTTTCTCACCGTACTCACCATGCGTTTGTTAAACGCTTGTAAGACGATTAGGCTCTTGAACCTCAATACTGATGGTCTGATGTATTCCATCGACAAATCGGAACTGGCTCTCGTGGACGAAATTGCTCACGCTTGGGAAGCCGAAACGAAATTCGAGCTTGAGGTCGATGATGTACAAAAGGTTTGGATTAAAGATGTTAACAACCTCTTGATGATTAAGACTGATGGTGAGGTCAAGACAGTCGGCGGTTATCTAAACTACGGTGTGTCCGTCAAGGGTGCGTGGGCGATAAACAACAACATGATTATTGTCAAGAAAGCTCTCATTGAGTATTTCGTTCACGGTACGCCTGTCGAGGACACAATCAACAGTAGTACGGATATTTTTGATTTTCAGCTTATCGCAAAAGCAGGAGCGAAATACCGTGAAGCCTATCATCTTGTCGATGGTGAGCAAATACCTGTTCAGCGTGTCAACCGAGTTTATGCCACGGCAGACGAGCGATACGGAAAATTGTTCAAGGTAAAATCGGAGACAGATGCTACGGCAAGAATTGAAATGCTCCCAGACCATTGCATTATAGACAATAACAACCACTTAACCATAGACGATGTGGACAGGACATTCTACATCAAAATGGCGAAGAAGAGAGTTAATGACTTTCTCGGCATTAAACCTCCGAAAAAGAACACTCGTAAGATAAACGCTCTTGCGAAAAAGGCACTTAAAATCTTAGAGGAGGTGAGTTGATGAAAGATTGGACAGGAAATAGCCGTTCCGCTCATGCCACCCTCGGTGCAAGAAACTACGCATTGGAAGAACGAGAAACAAATGACTATTATGCGACAGAACCAAAAGCCCTTGAACTTCTTTTGAAGGAAGAAGAGTTCTCCGAGAACATTTGGGAATGTGCTTGCGGAGAGGGACACTTATCGAAGGTGTTAAAAAATCACGGGCACAAGGTTTTTTTCGACAGACCTGATAGACCGAGGCTATGGTTTAGGCGGTATAGACTTCCTGCAATGGGACAGTTCGTATGACGGGGATATAATCACAAACCCTCCATACAAATACGCCTTAGAGTTCGTTGAAAAGGCTCTCGAAGTTGTCACAGACGGTCACAAAGTCGCAATGTTCCTTAAACTGCAATTTCTCGAAAGTAAAACAAGAAGAGCATTCTTTGAGAAAGCCCCTCCCCGAAAGGTCTATGTATCTTCAAGCCGATTGCGCTGTGCTATGAACGGAGACTTCGACAAATACTCAAAGTCAACCGCAGTTACATACGCTTGGTTTATATGGGAAAAGGGCAATACAGAAGCCCCTATTATCAAATGGTTTAATTAAATTGTAAAGGAGATATTCATTATGCCTACAAAGAAACCCGCAACAAACGAACAGACCGCCATTGACACAACTGGAATGAATGTGTGGTCAAAGCTTCTCGCCGTGCGTAACGAATTTTACGCCGCAGGAGCAAAGAAAACAGGAAGAAATCTACATGCCGAATTTATGTATTTCGAGCTGAGTGACATTGTTCCTATTGCCGCCCCGATTTTCGCAAAATACAATCTGCTCCTTATGCCTACTTTTGAAAACGGCAACGCCGAAGCAGTTGTAATCAATATTGAAAAGCCGGACGAGCGTATCAATTTCTCAATCCCGTTGCAGTTTATTGCAGAACCGGCAAAATTCCGTATGAACGAGGTACAGGGTGTTGGAGCGGCAGTAACTTACTATCGCCGTTATCTGTATATGATCGTCCTCGACCTCGTAGAAGCCGACAGTTTTGACGGCGAAAGTAGCACCATAGAAGCAGAAGATACACCCGCACCTAAAAAGAAACCCGCTACAACTGAGCAGCGACAGGAAATCAAAAAGACTCTTACGAACTCTGACGGCGAAGCGGATGACTTGCAAAAATCGGCATTGAAAGCGGCATTGAAAAAACTGAAAGAAATCGACCCCTCAAAAGAAGAGTTCATTCAGAAAATCGCTATTAAGACTGAGAAATTCACCTCGATTAAAAAAGCCGCCTGTGAGCAGTTGATTCTTACAGTAAATGAAATGATCGAGAACTACGGTGTTGAGAAGGAATAATTATGGAATGGCTTGATACAAAACAATTAAAAATCGTACCCCCAAAAAAGCCGAAGAAGATTACAGGTACTCGCTTTGCTGCTATTATGGGCAAGAACACATGGAACACTCCGTTCAAGACTTGGTGCGAAATCACCCGTACCTACGAAGAGCCTTTTGAAGACACGGTATACACCATTGCAGGTAAGGTTATTGAGCCGAAACAGGCAGAGTATATGCGCCGTGCATATTTTATGACGGGGTTAAAAACTCCGACCGATATTTTTGGCGAGAACTACTTTAAACGCACCTTCGGTGACTTCTTCAAGAACGAGCCTATCTTTGGCGGTATGTGGGACTATCTGCTCTATGATGAAAGCGGGAAGCCTACTACCGTGCTTGAAATGAAAACAACCAAACGCTCAGAGGATTGGGAGAACGATATTCCCGAATACTACGCTTTACAGGCCGCGCTTTACGCCTATCTGCTTGGCGTTGACTCTGTAATGATGGTCGCATCGTTTCTTGAAGATAAGGACTATAAAGCCCCCGAAACCTTTGTACCGTCCTCGAAGAACACTATCGTAATCCCGTTCAAGGTCAGCGAGAGATACCCCGACTTTGACAAGCTCATTAAAAAAGCCGAAAAGTGGTGGAAGTCTTGCGTTGAGGGCGGTGTTTCCCCCACCTTTGACGAGAAGAAGGATGCAGACATCCTAAAAGTCCTCCGCACCAACACCCTTTACCCGGAAACAAACATAGAGAGTGTAATGGAAGAAGCAGAAGCCTTGCAAGAGGAAATTGAACGGGTATCTGCCACGGTTGCCGACAAAGAAAAGCGGCTCAAAACGCTCAAAGACATTATCAAAGAACAGGTTATGAAGTCGTTTCGAGACGGCGATAAGAGCGTGGCTTTGAAAAGCAAGCGTTATGTATGGGCAATTTCTCGTACTGAGAGAAAGGACATCGACAAAGATGCCCTGAAAGCGGACGGACTGCTCGATAAGTATAGCACGAAGTCCGTAGTAACTTATAGGCTTACAAATAAGCCCGTTGAGGAGGAATGACAATGTATATCAATCCATTTGCGGCGGGAGTTCTCGCCACGCTCTTCACAGAGGTCATAATCATCTTTGGAGTGGCAATTTATTACACAATCAAAAAGAATAACGGAGGTAAAAGATAATGGGAAAAATCGCATTGAGTGAGGGATATACAGTCATCCCCGAAGGAACTCATATCTTCAAGATCGTAGAGGTCAACTACAAAGAAGCATACGGGAAACTCGAAATCAAAATGAAAACGGCAAAGGGACAAGTTCATACCGAACGCTTCTCCCTCATCAAGCAAGACGGCTCTTCCAACGAGGGAGCATTGAACGCCTTTTCGTATTTCGCAAGAACGGCTCTGAATGATTATACCGCACAGGACATTGACCCTGAAGAACTTGTAGGATATTTCATTGAGTGTGATGTCGAACACGACATTCAGCCCTCAAACAAAAATCCGAATAAGACGGTTACATTCGTCCGCCTTGCCGACAAACGCCCCGCAGAGGGATATGATGAGGAGGAAGTTATCACGCCCCCCGCTCCTGCGAAGAAAGCAGCATCGACCCCTTCTGCAAAGAAAACAGAAGTAAAGTCTAAGGAAATTGACCTTGATGCATTGCTCGGATAAGTAATCGATAAGCGAGTGGCGGTCACCGTGCCGCCCTCGCTTTACCCGCTATGAAGGAGAACAAAAATGAGAACTTACGAAGAACGAATCAAACTTTTTTCATCGTTTTTAGAACCCAATTTGTTAAAGGTAGATTTTATTACGCTATATCAATGGTGTATCGAAAACGAATTTTTCTTACAGACTGCTTCAACAAAGTATCACGGCAATTACCCCGGAGGCCTGTTCGACCATTCCTACAATGTCGCTAAAGCTCTTGTAAGATTAACCGAAGCCAATAATTTGCAATGGGAACGCCCCGAAAGTCCGTATATTATAGGAATGTTTCACGATATTTGTAAGACTGATAACTATATGCGAGATGCCCACGGAAAATATGAATACAATACTGAAACTCTGCTCAAAGGTCACGGAGATAAATCGGTTATGATCCTTGCTTCCCTTACCTCTCTCACGGAAGAAGAAGTTATGTGTATTCGTTATCATATGGGAGCATTCACGGATAAAGAGGAATGGAACAACTACACACGAGCAATTCACAAATACCCTAATGTCCTCTGGACACACCACGCCGATATGATTGCAGCGCACATTATCGAAAGGTAGAAAGGAACGGCTATGCGATACGATACTATCCCTACTGAATTAACAGAACTTCCTCAATGGGTTTGTGCTTGGAAAAATTCAAAAATACCGATGCAAGCCAAAGTCAAAAAGGGCGCATCTTCCGTTAGCCCTGATACTTGGTCTACCTATGAAGAAGCAAAAGCCGCCGTAGAGCGAGGTGCGTATGATTATCTCGGTTTTGTCTTTAATAATAACGGTATTATTGGAATTGATGTGGATTGCGGTTATGACGAGGACGGTTTTCTCTCAGAGGTCAGTATTGACATTATGAGGGCTTGCCGCTCCTATACGGAGCAGTCCCGAAGCGGTAGAGGTATTCATATATACCTCAAAGGAGAACTGCCATTCAAGGGGAAAAACAATCGTGCGGGAGTAGAGATTTATCGCAGTAGCCGCTTCTTCATCGTTACGGGTGAAAAACTGATTTACGACCACATAATCGAGAATCAAGAAGCGATTGATTATGTTGTAAAGAAGTATTTCCCCGAAGCAGAAAAAGAAAACACAGGTACCGGCTTAACAAATCGCATTTACTCTCCGTGCTACTCCAAGCCGGAGAAAGGTAAAATCTCTATTCAACCCACATACCCGCCCATACCGCAGGGTATGAGAAACCTTAGTTTAACCTCTCTCGCAGGGCAGTTACACAATCAGGGTTACAAAAAGCAGGAGATTTATAAAGAACTCCTCAAAGCCAATCAAGCGGCTTGCAAGCCCCCGTTGCTTGTCGGAGAAATACAAACAATAGTGAACTCGGTCACAAAGTATAGGAGGTAACATGGCAATGGGAGTGACGGAAATGAACATTCTCTATATAATAATTGCTTTCTTTACGGGCATTTCAGTAGGCTCGATAATTGCGCTTATAATTTACAATCGAACAAAATAATGGAGGAAGTGAAATAATGAAAAACCTTAAAAACTGGACTGAGGTAACGAGAGGACTTTACCGTTATGTGATTGCTGCCAAAGTCTGTTATGAGCTTCATATTCTGCATTGGGACTTTGAGACAGACATTCTCACAGCAAAAGCGTCTGTGTATCTTGTGGGAAATTGGACACATTCAAATGGCAATTCTTTCTTTGAGCGTGAACCCATCTTAACAGAACAACCCGTCTTTGAATGTCTTGAAGCCGCTGAAAAAGACAATGCTGAGAACAATCAGTAAGGAGGTATGACAATGTTCATTTGGCTTACAAATCCGACTACCGGACAGGTACTTGTAAATCTCAACCTTGTCACTGCTATCACCAGCACACCGGGCAAGCCGAGTGCACTGGGTAAGAACGCTGTCTATTTTACTGGCGGCGAGGTTGATTATATCGTGGTTACGGAGTCTCTTGAGGACATCTACGGGCGGATTCAGTCCGCTTTGAAGAAAAAGTGAAAGAATGAACTTTGAGGGAGAAAACAAATGAAGAAACGTGAAACCATTTATATATGTGACCATTGTGGCGTTATAGCTCGTGAAGAAACGGAGTTTGAATTTGGATTTTGTTTTAAAACTTTACCAGAAGATTGGACTCAATTAGGCAGAGAGCATCTATGTCCAAAATGTTCGGAAATATATCGTAGATTTAAAGAAGAGGTCTATGACGAACAACAAAAAGTCAAATAATCTAAGTCGGATAAGTATTTATCAAAAAAAAAGGAGTGATGATATGAGCACTGAAGTCGGATGCGAGGACAAAGAGTTATTTCAGTTGAGCAACGGACGGTATATTATGTCAGAAGAACTCTCTGATAAGATGTTTTATATCAAACGCATTCAGCCGGAGTCCTATCAACCCGATAACACGGGTTACTCTTGGGACGAAAGCGGTATGGCAGAACTCTTCTCAGAGTGCTATAAGAATGATACCCGTTACTGCCCGGAAGCTAAGTCGTGGTACACATATGATAGTGGTGTATGGAAAAAAGATGTTGGCTCTCTGCTCGTGGCTGAGAAGATTAAGGAGTTCAGCCGCCTAATGGTACTTTACTGCGGAGAAATTACGGACGAGGACAAGCGGAAGTCTTATTTTACTTTTATCAATAAAATGGGAGACCGACGTTTCCGTGACAGGCTTATGAAAGATGCTGCAAGCGTATACCCCGTAAAAGCAGCAGAATTTGATGCAAACCCTAATCTTATCAACTGTCTTAACGGTACTTATGACCTTGAAAATATGTGCTTCCGTGAACACGATTGGCGGGACTTTCTTACTATGCAAACAAACTTTGAATATACAATGCAAGAAGATGTACGGTGTGACCGTTGGGAGCATTTTATTGACGAGGTAACGAGCAACGACAAAGAGAAAGCCGACTACCTACAAAGAGCGTTAGGTTATTCAATGCTCGGTACTTCCAAAGAAGAGTGTATGTTTATCCTACATGGTAAGACCACTCGTAACGGAAAATCAACTTTGCTCGGCACAGTTCATCATTTGCTCGGTGATTATGCCGCCGTCAGTCCAGTATCCATTATTTGTAAAAGCGACCGTGCTAAAAACGCCGAAGCTGCTTCTCCCACGATTGCCGGACTAAAAGGCAAACGCTTTGTTACAATGGCCGAGAGCAACCAGTACGGCAGATTGGACGAGGAAACTATAAAGCAGCTAACGGGTGGCGAGGAAATATCAGCTCGTAACCTGTATGAATCACAAATAACATTTCTTCCGCAATTTACAATGTGGCTTTCCTGTAATGACCTCCCATCTGTGCAGGATAAGTCCCTGTTTGCTTCTGATCGTGTCAGAGTAATTGAGTTCAATCGGCATTTTTCAGAGGAAGAAAGAGACGAAAACCTGAAAGAAACTTTCCGTACGCCCGAAGCAATGATAGGCATTTTTACTTGGTTGCTCATCGGCTACTTTCGCTATAAGCGTTTTGGGTTGAAAATGTGTGAAAGTATGAAAAGAGTAATTAAACAGTATGAGAAAGATAACGACCTTGTATTGCAATTCCTTGAAGAAAAATGCACAAAAGTTGAGGACGGCGGCACAAAAGCAAAGGCTCTTTATGACGCTTATAAGATATGGTGCAGGAGTAACGGTTACTTTATAATGAGTGCGAAAAAGTTTAATGCAAACTTGGAAACTCATCCCGAATGGCATAATGGTAAGAGAATGTCACACGGATACGCTGTTTTTGACGGTGTATCTCTCAATATGGGTAGTTGAGGTAGTCCATTTTAGGGTTTTGCTATAAAGTCCTCTATATACGCGTGTATATAAAGGGGTTTATGGAAAATAGCGAAAATAAACTACCTTAACTACCCGACAAACGAAATGAGTATATGTATTGTCTTACTATGTCTATAACTTTTTATAGTACGCGTGTATATATATAGAGAAGTTATAAAACCTGTAAGACAATACGTTTACAGAAACGAAAGGAGTATTCTTATGAATAACAAAGAATTAACGGAAGTGGGTAAACAGGTCACAAAGCGGAAACGTCCCGACTTGTCGGAAAAACATAGCGTTCATACTGAGCCGGGAGATAATCGGAAATACATTCAGCATTCGCTTCGATTGTATAATCTTCCGAAGTGTAATCTCAAAAGTGTTGAGGATGTAACACAAAGGATAACAGATTATTTTACAATCTGCGCAGAGGACGATATGAAACCCTCCGTTGCAGGATTGGCTCTTGCTATGGACATCACAAAAGAATATCTGTGGGAAATCAGGGTAGGGCGAAAAGGTAAAAATCCCGACATAGCCGATACGATTAAAAAAGCAATGCAATTACTTGATCTTCAAATGGTCGATTATATGCAGAACGGCAAGATTAACCCCGTATCCGGTATCTTCCTGATGAAGAACAATTTCGGCTATGCCGATAAACAGGAAGTTGTACTCACTCCCAATAATCCGCTCGGCGACGCAAAGGACACAAAGGAGCTTGAAGAGCAATATATAGACAGCGTGGTTGAAAACTGAAAAATTTGACCGAAGCAAAAATTTGACCGAAGCAAAAATTTGACCGCTACCTTTTTAGGTGGCGGTTTTCCTTTTTTTGTATTCGTTCTTCTACCCTCTTGTTATTTATGGGTTGTTAGTGTCTTGTTTATAATGTCCTCTTGTCCTCCCTGTGGCTCTCTAACGCGCTTTTACGCCCTATATAATGAAACTACATTACCGACAAATAAAAATTGATTGTAGAGCGTTACAGAGGACGCTAACAAAAAAAGCAGCAAAAAAAGAACCCCGGGAACGTGCCCCGGGGTTCTTTTCTGTTGTCTTGTTGTTTAGTCGGGGAATTTTCCGGCTTTTTTTATTTCGTCTGATGTTATTTTCACGCCCTCGCGCCCGACTACGTCATTTTTGCAAGCCTCGACGGCCTCGGCAAAGGTTGAAAATTCAAAAACACCGCCCGCGCCTAACGATAAGCAATTTTTATATGCTTTAGCGCAAATAAATTTTCCATCAGCGTTAATAAAAACTGCGTAATTTTCATTAACTTTAATTGCGAAAAATTCAAATGGTTCGTCATTATAAATAAAGTGTTCATTAATTGCTATGTTGTCAAAATCAATATTTTTAGTTCCATCTTTTTTGAGTGTTTTCATTGCTCGTTGCTCCTTTTCTTTATTTCGTGTATCCCGAGTATATCATATCGAATTTGCGGGATCAAGCCTTACAGCTTTAACCCCGCTGCGCTCGCTACAACGGCGAACGGTAAAATTAAAAATAATATTAAAATCATTGGCGCGCCCTCCTTTTATTGTGTTATTTCATTTACTTTGAATATTTTAGAATCGCGCAACATAGAAACAAATATATAAAAATGACGATTAGTCCGCGGATTGTATGCGAGATAACCCGTATCATTTTTATATACTCGGATTATATCGCCGGGGCGCGTTTCCGATGTTTCGATGAGCATTTCGCCCATTATCCGTGAAAATAGGCGCGGTATTCGGTTATTCATAATATATTGTCTCCTTTTTCAAAATATAAAAAATAGGTTTGAATTTCGGGCGGTGATTGCGTAATATTCGCCCGTTTCGGTGTTCTGGATGAGGCCGCCGTTAATGCCGTATATGCCGGAGCTGTATCCGATCTTTTCGCAATGTTTCCATTGTTCTTTAAGTTCGGCAGCGGGTGCATTCGTCAAATCGTGCGCCATACCGCAGCGGACAAGATTTTTTAATTCTTTTAGCGTGTACTTTCTCATAATTGCGCCGCCCCTTTCTTTAACTCTATATATATAAGCTTTGTAAGCGTTTTTTCGGCTTGTTCTTCGGTGTATCGTGCTTTTTCTTCGTCTGTTTCCTCAAGGATTGCGCCGAGGTCATCAACTGCGGAGCGGTTATAGTAATAGCAAGTATCAAGGACTCCGCAAAGCCCCGCGCACCAGTCTATAAACGCCGCAGATTCGTTATTTCGATAATATTGGAAATCCTCGGGGGTGCTGTATTTTTCGCTTTTAAATGTGGCTAAAATAAAGCGGGCTATTTCGGGGAAGTCCTCCGGCGGGTTGTCCGTGTAGTTCTCCGGCGTAAAGCCGTTCATAATGTAAGCCCGGATATTTTCGGCGGCTTTTTTACTGTTTGTTTTTAGCATTGTATGTCCTCCTTGTAATTGTGCCGGGTATGTGCTACTATAGAGGAGCAGCCGCCCGGCGTGGGTGTGTTGTGTGTGGGTGTTCCGCTTTTGCTTTGGCTGGCTATGCGGTGCGCCCTTTTCTTATTCAGTTATTACTGAGTATGTTTATATTATATCAGTTATTACTGAATTGTCAAGAGGTTTTACAAAAATAATTCTGTTATTTCTGATTTATTTTTTGTGTTTATTTTCTCTTGAGTTTTTGCACGTTCCTAATACAGCATATAGGCCACGTTAGGCGCATTTAGTGCCCGTGGGGGATTATAGAGGGCGGAGCGGGCGTGGGTGAGTGGTTTTTCCACCGAGAGAAAATAAAAAGGCAAAAATATTTCAGATATATCTTGACAAGCAGAAATATCTGTGTTATGCTACCCATAAAGGAGGTTGCTTATGAAAACAGTTGAAGCAGTCCGTGAAATTATGAAAGAACAAAACATTGGAGTAAACAAAATGGCAGACCGATTAAATCGCAAGCCAAACGTTATTAGCGAACGCTTAGGGCAAAGCAATATCAGTATTGTTAAGCTTTCTGAAATGTTACGAGTTCTTGACTACAAGATAATGCTCGTCCCGAGGGAAACTTCAACGCCGAAGGGCGGTTACGAAGTTGAATAAGGGTAGTTTAGGTAGTTTATTTCAGACTTTTCATATAACTTCTCTTATATATGCGCATATATAACAAGAGTCTTGGAAAAAAGCCGATATTGACTACCTCAACTACCCAATATTATCAAGGAGGATATAAAATGAACGAATTGCAACTTGCGTTTAAATATGAGACCGCACCCGTAAGAACAATCACGGACGGGGTTACAATTTGGTTTGCTCTAATTGATGTGTGCAAAATCTTTGATTTATCAAATCCGAGAATGGTTGCAAAAAGCCTTGACGATGACGAGGTGCGTAAATTCAACTTACGCAGGTTGGAGGGCGATACTTGGTTTATAACCGAATCCGGGTTATATACAGTTATCATTCGTTCTCGTTCTAATAAGGCAAAACCGTTTCGCCGTTGGGTAACTCACGAAGTGTTACCTTCTATTCGCAAGCAAGGTTATTATTCTCTTATCTCGGACGATGAACTTGTCAATGTGATTATCGAAAAGCAGAGACGTAATAAGGATTTCTTGGGTAAGATAGATAAGACTGCAATTAAATCATTGCTTTTAAAAGAAGCAAGAGAGAGCCGAGATGAAGATACAAGATTATTGTTCTTGCAACAGAGCGAACTTTCTTGTAGGGAATTTTGGACAAAACTTAAATCTATTTGGAAAGACGATATGCCGAGATTTCATAGATACTTAGACAAATATCAAAAGTGGTATAACAAAATCGGTTATCGTGTTGTTCCCAACAAGAGGTGAATAGATTGATTTACGGTTATGCACGAGTTAGTTCAATAGGTCAAGCGAGAGACGGCAATAGTCTTGAAGCTCAACACAAAGCCTTAGCTGACCGAGGGTGCTCGGAAATTTATTCAGAAGCATACACAGGAATAACGACCGACCGTCCTGAGCTTGCAAAAATAATCAGCAAAATACAAAAAGGCGATACGCTAATGGTTACCAAATTGGATAGATTCTCTCGCAGTGCTACTGAAGGAGTTGCTTTAATTAAGCAGTTACACGAAAAGGGTATAATAATCGAAATTCTGAATATGGGGCGTGCTGATGATACACCTATGGGCAGACTAATGGTAACAATGCTTCTTGCTTTTGCTGAATTTGAACACGATCAAATTATTGAACGACTTGCGACCGGCAAGGCGGTAGCAAAGGCTCACGGTAAAAGAACGGACGGAAGAAAAGTCATTGAAGTACCCAATTTTGAAATGTATCTGCAAAAACAAAAAGAGGGTCATATTTCTGTAATAGATGCGTGTAATGCACTTGGCATAAGTAAAAGCACTTGGTATAATAGGGTTAAAGGAGTTCACGAACCCATTCTCACAAAGGAGGTATAGCAATGAGTAGACCTGTTTATTTTATTTTTGATGGTTGGTATTATAAAATAATAGGTACTATTTTGGCGTTTGTCGGCGTGTTTGTCGTTATACCGATACTTACTATTCCACAGGAAAAGTCGGTTAAAGAACATAGGCAGACGATTGAGTCTCGCATCGAGCAGGGTGATATAGATTATACTTTCGGCGATATATCGGAGATTACGTCATATTCCACCTCATATTCTCAAGGCGAGAAGTATAAAGGAAAAATCATTAGCTTTACTTGCCTTGTCGGGTACAGTAGCGATGACTTGGAAGGTCCTTATTCCGGTTTAGTGGTAAAGAGTGAGATAACAGGAAAATATTTGGCGGAATGTATGTTAAGTGCTCCTAATGTAAAAGATAATTTAAAGGCCGCTGAATTAGACAAATTGTTTAGCGAGGGCGACAAAATCACCGTAATTGGCGAAGTTGATAGCGGTGGGTACGGAAATCTTCAATTGTTCAATTGTAAGTTCATTAAATGTAGCTAATTGAATAAGGCGTATACAAACGGGTGTGCGTAAACAGTCAACAGGGACTATCTCATTTGAGGTAGTCCCTTTATTTTTTGGAGGTAATAATGCAAAAAGTAAGTATTTTAGGAACAACGTACAGCATACATACGGGTGTCTCGTATCAAGAAGATGCCGCTCTTAAAGGTTTATTCGGATATTGTTCTCATATAAAGCGAAAAATCGTGGTGGGCGATTTGCTTACTTGTGACGGTTGGTCAAATGAACGAGAAGAAGACCTAAAAGCGCAAGAGCGGCTAACACTTCGTCACGAAATTATACACGCTTTTCTTAACGAGAGTGGATTAACTTCAAGCAGTAATGGGGTTGACTGCTGGGCAAAAAATGAAGAAATGGTTGACTGGATTGCTATTCAATATCCGAAGATTAAAAAGGTATTTCAGCAGTTAGGATGTGATGAATAATTATGAATAAGTTACTGATTGCAAAAATTTTTCAGAAAATAAAAAAGGCACCTACGGACATCACCGCCTATGAGGATTTGTTCTCACTTTGCCGAAATATTGAACAGGAGGATTTTGCACTTGCACATTCAACCAACGAGGCATTGAGGAAGAGAATCTCGATAGCAATAAAGTACAGAAAAAATGTTGAGGGTTTCTTTGAACTGTACAAAAAGACATTGCTCTTTGATGCACCACACTTTTTTGACTCTTATCTTCTCTATCTTGAAATAAATCGCAAGCCGGAGGAACGGTTCTATCAGCCACGGCGTAGAGTTCTCAAACGGGTAGTCGATGCTTTGCAGAAACTTGCCAATGACGAGTTGGACGAATTATTTATATCTATGCCCCCTCGTGTTGGCAAGACAACCATTTTGATGTTCTTCGTTACTTGGCTTATCGGCAGAAATAGCGAAGCGTCTAACCTATATTCGGCTTATTCCGATACCATTACCAAAGCATTTTACAATGGTGTTTTGGAAATCATAAACGACCCTGTAACCTATCTGTGGCACGATGTTTTTCCAGATGCTAAGGTCGTTCAGACCAATTCGCAGGACGAGACAATTAACATTGACCGAAGAAAACGGTACCCCTCGCTGACTTGCCGTTCTCTATACGGAACTTTGAACGGTGCGTGTGACTGCAACGGGTTTGAAATTTCCGATGACCTTATCGGCGGTATTGAGGAAGCACTTAATAAAGACCGCCTTATTTCTGCGTGGAGCAAGGTGGATAATAACCTGTTGCCCCGTGCAAAAGAAAAAGCCAAAATTCTTTGGTGCGGTACACGGTGGTCTATGGTTGACCCCGCCGGTCTGCGAATGGAACTCTTAGAAAATGACGAACGGTTTAAGAATCGTCGTTATGAGATAATCAACCTCTCGGCTCTTGATGAGGATGATGAGAGTCAGTTCGACTATGATTATTCCGTAGGTTTCTCTACTGAGTATTATCGTATGCGTCGTGCTTCATTCGAGCGTAATAACGATATGGCGTCGTGGCAGGCTCAGTATATGGGAGAGCCTATAGAGCGAGACGGCGCGTTATTTTCACCGGGAGAATTTCGTTACTATAACGGTGTTTTACCTGACGAAGAACCTGACAGGGTGTTTATGGCCGTAGACCCTGCTTTCGGTGGCGGTGACTTCGTAGCTTCTCCCGTGTGCTTTCAATATGGGGACAACATTTATGTACACGATGTTGTCTATGATAGCGGAGATAAGAGAATAACACAGCCATTGCTGGCACAGGCTGTTATCAAATACAACGTAGCGGCGATGCAGATTGAAGCGAACAAATCTACCGAGGCTTATAAGGACGGTGTGCAAGATGAGCTCAAAAAGCAAGACCGCAGAATAAACCTTACGACTAAAGCCGCTCCGTCCGATAAGGCTAAGTATCAACGTATATTTGATAAAGCTCCCGATATACGTGAGAATATGATTTTTAGAGAGTCCGGCAAACGCAGTAAGGCGTACAGTTTGTTTATGCAGAACGTTTTCTCTTACAAAATGTTCGCAAAAAACAAGAACGACGACGCGCCTGACAGTCTTGCTATGGCTATGGATATGGTACGAGGTTCTACGATGCGCACACAAGTGTTTAAGCGCCTGTTTTAGCCTTGGCGTAATATTTTGTAATATTTCCTGAAATTTTAAAAATTTAATGTATAATTTACACAAAGAGGTATAAGGTGGTGCACGAAACGGATACTTTACTTGGTCGAAAAGTCATATATACAGACGAAGACGAAATAACGCAAGATAATGTTTTGGAGGTTCTGAATGACGCTATGCTCATTCATTCTGTAAACCGCTCCGAAATAGACTATCTGTATAAGTATTATCGTGGCGACCAGCCTATTCTCAAGAGGCAGAAAGATGTTCGTCCGGAGATATGTAACCGCATAGTAGAAAACAGAGCAAATGAGATTGTGTCTTTTAAAGTGGGTTATCTTATGGGAGAACCCGTTCAGTATGTAGGCCGTGGACGAGTAAACGCCGATGAGCTTAACACTCTGAATGACTTTGTTTTTGCAGAAGACAAGGCGGCTAAGGATAAAGAGCTCGCGGACTGGTTTACAATATGCGGGACATCTTACCGTATGATTTTGCCTGACCCCAAAGACGAAGCGGACGAATCACCCTTTGAAATTTATACGCTCGACCCACGCAATGCTTTTGTTGTATATCACAGCGGTTTAGGTAACAAGCCGATGATGGGTGTTAAGTATGTTATCAAGAAAAACGGAAGCATTGTATTTTCGATTTATACCAAAAATCAGTATTTCGAGGTATCACAGCCCGGAGTATTCAGTCAGAACAGCAGTAATAATTATAAAACGATAACGAGGGCGGAGAATCACACTCTCGGTGATATTCCGATTATAGAATACCCTGCTAATTCTTTTAGACTCGGCGCTTTTGAAATTGTACTTCCCCTACTGGACGCAATGAATGTTATAGCTTCAAACCGTATTGACGGTGTTGAACAGTTTATACAGGCGTTACTGGTGTTAAAAGGTATTGACCTTGAGGCTCCTGAGTTTAAAGAGCTGCGCGAGAACGGCGGGCTCGCCTGCCCTCCTGATGGTGACGCTTATTATCTTACACAAGAGCTTAACCAAACGCAGACACAGACTCTTGTAGATTATATGTACCAAACCGTACTTACAATATGTGGTATGCCTAATCGCAACGGTGGCAGCTCAACAAGCGATACCGGCTCAGCGGTTATAATGCGCGACGGTTGGCAAGCTGCCGAAGCAAGAGCTAAAGATACAGAGCTGATGTTCACGATGTCCGAAAAGCGGTTCTTGCGCCTCGCTATTCGTATATCAAACACCACTCGTGATATGAATTTGAAATTGTATTCCATTCAAATACGGTTTACAAGGCGTAATTATGAGAACATACAGGAGAAGTCGCAGGTATTAACTACTATGCTTGCCAATGATAAGATTCATCCGAAATTGGCTTTTGAGCATAGCGGTATGTTTATCGACCCCGACCTTGCATACACGATAAGTGCTGAGTATGCCGAGGCAAACAAAGCCAAACAATTACAAGAGCTTGAAAAAGCTGCGGAGTATGAAACGGCAAAGGCTAAGTCTGCTGCTGTTACTGAGCAGAGCAATCAATCGCCCGACGATACATCAGCCACTTAACGCGAGGTATGAAGTATGTACGAACTGACCGATATAGTTATCGAAAACATTCGGAAAGAGTTGATACGCGATTTCTCAAAGCTTAAAAGCTTGCTCTCTTATGATGAGTTAAATGTGATGTCTGCTACTAAAGACGTTTATTCTAAGATAGACCTTTATGTAAGACAGATGTTTTTACAACTAATGCAAGCGGTGTACAAAAAGGTAACCAAAAGAACCTGTCCGTATAACTACGCGTGGATTGAGAGCTTTCTTCTTGAATATGACGAAGTAAGTAAATATGTTTATGCTAATGAATTTGAGAGAAAAAGAGACCGATTAGCTGAGGCTCTGATAGCCAGCCCTAAAAAGAATGAGGAAATAGACGCTGCTTTACGTTATTTGTCTTTTATGCTGACGGCGTATGCTGTTAGAGTTACGGATCAGGTGGTTTTGATGGCTTATCGAGATATGGGTATAGACGCAGTCAGATGGAAAGCTGAAAAGGACAATAAGACTTGTACCATTTGTAAACATCGCAATGGGCATATTTATGATATTGAGCAAATACCCCCTAAACCGCATTTAAATTGTCGTTGTGAGTACGAGGAGGTTTGATATGAAGTTACCCCCGGAAGCTACTGAAGAAATCGAAAAAATATTAAAAAAAGGTAATACGGTAGAGTTAAAAAAAGAAAAAGGTTACATTGTCATCGTGGAGATACAACGTAAAGCCAAACACAAGTCAATATTATAGATACGCATAAACGGTTGCGTAGGAACAGTCAACAGGGACTATGAGAATATCTCATAGTCCTTTTTTTTATTTCAAGAGGGAACTTGTAAAAACGCAATTGGGAGAAAACCCAACTCAAAAACGGATTTTAAAAATGCAGTGAAGCATTACAAAAACGCAGGAGGATTAAAATGCCAAAAATCGAAACAGGAAACATTGAAGGCTACGAGAGTATGACTGTGGAACAAAAGTTGTCAGCCTTGGAAAACTATGAGCTTCCTGATAGCAATTCAGAGCTTGAGAGGTACAAGAATGCTGTCAGCAAAGCCAATTCAGAAGCTGCAAGCTGGAAGAAAAAGTATCAGACTCAGCTCTCAGACGACGAACGAAGCAAACAGGAACGAGAGGACGAATTAACAACGTTGCGCTCGAAAGTGGAGGAAATGGAGAAAGAAAAGCTTGTGACAGGGCATACCGCCCGCTTCCTCGCTTTAGGGTATGAAGAAGCGTTAGCTAAGGAGACCGCTCAGGCTCTCGCCAACGGTGAGACTGACAAGGTTTTTGCAAATCAAAAAAAGTTCCTTGAAACGCACGATAAAGCATATAAAGCTTCGCTAATGAAAGAAACCCCTACACCCCCTCCCGGACAGAGCGGAGAACAGAAAAAGGATTACACCGCAATGATTGTAGATGCTCAGTCTCGCGGGGATTTTGGGGCGGCTGCTTATTATATGCGTCTCCGGGAACAAGAAAAAACTAATTAAAGGAGAACGTTAAAAATGGCAGACACTATTGCTACAAGTTTCGGGGTGTTGAATTACTCCGGAATGTTATTCAACAAAGGTAATACAAGAACACCTTTGTCATCGCTTATCGGCGGAAAGATGAAAACTACCAACAGCACCGAGTTTGTTGTAGGCCAGAACTACGAAACTGCGGGCGGCACACAGCCGGAAATAAGCGAAACCGCGTCGCTTACTGCTCCCGATGCAAGCGTCGTAACACGTACACAGATGACTAACGTCACACAGATTTTTCAGGAGACTGTGGGTATATCTTACGCTAAGCAGTCCAATATGGGAACTCTTGCAGGTGCTAATATCGCTAATCAGGTTGCAAACCCCATTAACGAGCTTGATTTTCAGGTGGCTGCAAAGATGCAGAAAATAGCACGTGACCTTGAGTATACATTCGTCAACGGTGAATACAGCAAGGCCACATCCGACGCGACATTTAATAAGACAAGAGGTCTCGTTACCGCTATAACCACTAACGTTAAGGCAATGGCCAAAAAGCCACTCGGTCTGTGGGATGTTGCCGATATGGTTAAGAAAGTATACGAGAGTAATGCTCCTACTACCGGACTTTGTCTCTGGTGTGACGCTGTAACGATGTTCCAGATTAACGCTGACGCGGTACAGAACGGACTTACTGTCGTTCCTGCGGCGCGTGAAGTTAACGGTATATCTCTTTCAAGTGTTGTAACACCCATCGGCGTTGTGTATCTCTACCTCGGCGAGTGCTTACCGACAGGTACTGCTCTTCTTCTTGACCTTGATGTAATAGCACCTGTCGGACAACCTGTTCCGGATAAGGGCAATTTCTTCCTTGAACCTCTCTCAAAGGTTGGTGCAGGTGAGAAATATCAGATATTCGGTCAGATGGGTCTTGACTACGGTCCGGAGTGGTATCACGGAAAATTTACGGGTATTTCTACCACTTTTGAGGCACCGAAATACAGCCGTAGCGTTTATGTTGCAGGTGGTTCTATCAACACCACTACTGCCGCTGTTGGCGGTTAATAATCAAAGGAGGCAGACAAATGACCGAAGAACAGAAACTCTCGCTGTTAAAAGCAACGATAGATACAGACGAAGAGGATGTGTCTGACGAGACTTTGTCTGCCTATTTGTTTTTAGCCGGGCGCAAAATTATGGAGAAACGCTATCCGTTTCACACCGATAAAACAGAAGTGCCCGAGAAATATCAGGCATTACAAGTGGAAATAGCGTGTTATCTCATTAACAAACGCGGTGCAGAGGGCGAGACAACTCATAACGAAAACGGTATTTCCCGATCATATGAAAGTGCGAGCGTACCGAACAGTATGTTAGACGGCGTTATTCCTGTCGCAAAGCCTTTTAGTTTCGGCGGTGATGACGTATGAAATCACTCCAAAGAAACAAACGGACATTTTACTATTCCAATTACGCAGGTAAAAAGCCGGTGGTGGACGACAGCGGATATGAGACGGGAGAATATGAAATCATATATACCCCTCCGCTGCGCGCCAAAGCAAACATTTCCGCCGCGCAGGGTGAAACACAGATCGAACAATTTGGCACATCTATAACATATGACCGTGTCATTGTTACAACAAAGCGATTACCTATTGATGAAAATTCCATCTTATGGGTAGATGTTTTACCTGATTTTGAGAATAGAGCACTCAAAACCGAAAGAGGCAAGCTAATAGACAGCGAGAACGGTAAAGTGCTGTTAACAGAAGGGGCAAAAATTCCCGGAAATTACGACTACATCGTTAAAAAAGTAGCCACTTCTTTAAACAGTATGTCTATAGCTATTAGCAAGGTGGACGTGTCGTAATGGTTATTAAGGTAATAGGGGCTGACAGTTTAATGAACAAACTAAAAGCCTACCAAAAATCTCTCGAAGAAAAGCAACATCGCCTTTTAAACGAGCTTTTCAAGATAGGCATTGACGTTGCGAGCGTCAAATTTCAAACAGCACAGTACGACGGTGATAACGATGTGGTTGTTAATCGCCAGCCTGAGTGGGTCGGAGATAACAAGCTGTTTCTGACGGCGACCGGCAAAACCATTACTTTTATAGAGTTTGGTACGGGCGTACATTACGCAGAGCAGCACCCGAAGGCTGCCGAACTCGGCGCTGTCAGAGGAGAATACGGGCAAGGTAAAGGCTCCAGTGATACGTGGGGGTATTATGGCTCTCCCGGCACAAACGGGCGTGAGAGGAAGGACACGGACAAAGGGACGTTAGTTCTTACTCACGGTAACCCCCCTGCTCGTGCGATGTACGACTCCGCTAAAGAAATGCGTAATCGAATTGTAGATAAGGCACGGGAGGTGTTTGGAAAGTGATAGACATCGAAAATGAAGTTTTCACAAATGTTAAAACCGCGTTGACAGAACAGTTTCCGAACATCTCTGTGGAAAGTGTTACAAATTACAGCCCCTCCAAATTTCCGTTTGTGTGTATTGAAGAGACAGACAACTATTCGTATGTTTCTACAAGAGATACGGGCAGTAATGAGAACCACGCTGTTGTAGTGTTTGAAGTTAACGCTTATTCCAATAAAGCGGCGAGAAGAAAAAGTGAGTGCAAAGCTATTATCGCCGCTGTAGATAAAGTAATGCTCGGATTAGGATTCACTCGAAACACGAAAACCCCAATCAATTTAGACGACGCCACCAAATACCGTATTTTTGCACGATATACAGCGGTGGTATCAAAAACCGATACAATTTATAGGAGGTAAAATAAATGGCTATCTCAACGTATAAGGTTTTCCTTATGAAGAAAGGAACTACCGGAGATACATACGAAAAACTTATTGATATTAAAGAGTTCCCCGACCTCGGCGGTGCTCCGGAAATGCTCGAAACAACGACCTGTTCAGACCCTGCACAGACATACATTAAAGGTATTCAGTCGCAGGATGCGCTTGAATTTACCGCTAATTACACTAAAGAGGATTACGACAAACTCTCTAAGTTGAGCGGTGTTGAGACTGACTACTCCGTGTGGTTTGGTGGAACAGAAGCGGCAGGCAAAGCCACCCCCACCGGCTCAGACGGTAAGTACGATTTCAAAGGTGATTTGTCTGTATATATCACCGGTGGCGGTACTAACGAAGTCGTAAGTATGACAGTTTCTATAGCTCCGTCAACCGTAATAAGTCCTAACGCAGCAGGTTGATGTAAGGAGGAGACATAATGGCAAAACAGTTATGTATTAAATATAACGACAAGGAGTATACGTTAGAATATACTCGCAAATCCATTGAGCTGATGGAGAGGAGAGGTTTCAAAATATCTGATATTCAGGATAAACCCGTAACCACTCTTCCGGCATTGTTCGCGGGAGCGTTTCTCGCACACCATAAATTTGTAAAACCCGAAGTCATCAATGAGATATTCACGAAGTTGACAAACAAGGACGAGCTTATCAATAAACTCGCTGAAATGTACAACGAGCCTATCATTGCTATGTTAGGCGATACGGAAGACTCCGAGGGAAACTTGAATTGGGAGCCGAGCTGGTAAGTAGCCCGTCTCCCAATAAGGGGGGCGAGTCTGAAAACGACTCTGCTCCCCTTGTTTCATATACGGAGCAGTTTTATCTTTACTTACCGTTCTATCTGTCAATAGGGATGACCTATGACCAGTACTGGAATGAAGATTGCTGCTTGGTTAAATATTATCGTGAGGCCTTTAAACTACAGAGAGATAGGAACAACGAGCAGTTGTGGCTACAAGGTATGTACATATACGAAGCTTTTTGTGACGTATCGCCCATACTTAATGCTTTTGCAAAAAAAGGTACAAAGCCTCTCCCCTACCCTACACAGCCGTATGCAATAACCAAAGAGGAAGCCGAGCGTAGACGTGTAGAAAAGGAAAAAGCAGAGTACGAAAAGATGAAAGCAAAAACAGCCGCTTTTGCGAGTATGTTTAATGCTTCTTTAAACGCTCAAAGAAGGGAGGTTGAAAACGGTGAATGATAATGTTATTGATACTCTAACTATTAAAGTGGAGGCTGACACAAAAACAGCCACCAACGGTTTAACCGATTTACAGAAGACTCTTTCAAAATTTCAAGGCGTGTCTAAGACTTGCTCAACCTCTACTAACACAATAAGTTCGAGTTTCTCAAATCTTAAAGGTAAGTTGCATAGTACAACAGCGTCTTTTCGCAAAATAGTAAAAGTGTTTGGCGGTTGGTTTAATGAGACTAACGATTATGTTGAAGCACTTAACTTATTTAACGTAGCGTTGGGTGATTGTGCCGGGGCTGCAAAAGAGTACGCTGAGAGTGTATCAGCTATCGCAGGCATTGATATGAAGGAATGGATGACATATCAAGGTGCGTTTTACCAATTAGCCGACGGGTACGGTCTTGCTTCCGATGCTTCCGAAAGAATGAGCAAAAATCTAACGCAGTTAGCGTTCGACTTATCGTCTCTTTGGAATGTCGATGCAGAGACCGCCTTTCAGAAACTCCAGAGCGGTATGTCAGGACAGATTAAGGGGCTTAAAGTATGGGGTATTAATGTATCTGTTGCTCAGTTAAAAGAAACGGCTCTTGCTCACGGTATAGACCTCGCTACGTCAAAGATGACCGAAGCTCAAAAAGCAACGTTAAGATATGTAACGATTATGGAGCAAACGTCAAAAGCTCAAGGAGATATGGCAAGAACCATAGCCACCCCTGCTAACGCACTGAGGATCTTAAACGCTCAGTGGACGCAGGCGAAACGAGCAATGGGACAAGTTGTGAGTTTGGTTGCCGTTGAGGTTATTCCTTGGTTTCAGGCTCTTGTTCAAATTATTAGAGAGGTGGCGGAGGCGTTCGCCGATTTCAAAGGGTACAAAACTCCTACCCCTGATTTAGAGGACATATCAAACACAACGATAGACCCCAAACCTTTTGATAAAGTTTCAGACAGTTTGGGAAAAGCGACCGAAAGTGCTAAAGAGTTAAAGAAGACCATATTAGGTATCGACGAAATTAACGCTCTCACCGATAATTCGGTATCTTCTCCCGCGGCAGGCACAACCGGAGCAGGTAACGGTTACGCTTCCGATTTCGGGCTTGATTTAGGGAAATATGACTACGACTTTTTATCAGGTCTTGACAGTACCGACCTTGATGACAAAAAGAAAAAGCTCAAGGAAATATTGTCTTATGTAACGGCGATAAGTGCCGGTTTTGCCGCTATGGCAATATCTAAAAAACTAATAGACGGTATCAGTTGGCTCCAGAAAGCTTTAGGCGGTGTCAAAAGTCTTTCCTTGAATTGGTCGATTTTCGGAGCAGCAGCTTTCTTTTCGGACTTGGATAAGTTGAGACAGTACATCAAGGACATAGAGGATAACGGGGCTAACTGGTCTAATGTGTCAGGTGTGCTCGGCGAGTTTGCAGGTTCCATAGGTGATGTGCTTTTAGTGCTCGGTAAAACTGAGATAGCCGCTCCGCTTAAAGCGGTTCAAGGTATAACCGAAATTATTAACGGTGTAAAAGGTTTATCCGATGAAGATACCGAAAACGACATTGACAGCGCGTGTACTGCTATACGCGGCTTAGGTGATGTCGGTATCGCTATAGGAGCCGCAACTAAAAATATGGCTTTGGCAGGAGCAAGTGGTGCTCTCGTAGGCTTTACCGGCATTGTCTCAGAGTTAAGTGAGAATTGGGAGGCAATTAAGTCCGGCGATTGGAGCGGTGTAGATAAGGTTTCTCTCGCAACAAACGCCGTGTATGTGTTAGCAGGTTTAGCAACCGCTCTTGGCGCGTTCAATAAGGCGAAAGACGCAACCGATTTGACTAAAACAACAGAGAAACTTGATGAAGTTAAATCTGCTACCGAGTCTGTTAGCACTTCAACGTCCGCATTGACCTCTAAACTGACTACCCTTGTTAAGGACCTTGGCTTGGGTTTGGTAGTAATAGCCGAAGTAGCAGTAGCAGCAGGGCTAATTGTCGGTGCTATATGGGGCTTAGGGCTTATGTTGCAGCAAGTCGGTGAGGCGTGGCAACCCGTACTTGACAACGGTTCTACGGTCTTAACTGCGTTAGGGCTCGGCACGGCTCTATTGTTAGCGGTAGGAGTTGCGGTAGCAGCTCTCGGAAATACTGGGCTCGGAGGAGTGGCTACTTTAGGCGTAGGACTGTTAGCTCTTTTGGAACTCGACGCCGCTGTTTTGTTATTTGTCGCCGCTATTTGGGCGGTAGGTTATGGCCTCAACCAAATAGGGATAGCGTGGCAACCCGTTCTTGACAACGGCGAAACGGTTACCGCGGCTCTTGAGAGAGGTACTCTTTTATTGTTGGCCGTAGGTGTTGCAACGGCAGCTCTCGGAGCAATAACGGTAGCCTCAGCCGGCGCGCTTCCCGTCGCGGTAGGTCTTGGCACCGCTATGTTGGTGTTACTCGCTGCTGCATTTGTTGATTTTATTGCCAGTTTGGTTGTTGTTGCAGACCAAATAAGCGTTGAACTATACCCTGCATTTGAACGAGTCAATAGCGTATTGCCGAGTCTTACTACCGATATGAGCAATTTTAAAGACTTTATGGGTCAGTTTGCGTCAATGGCTGCATCTTATGCCGCCGATAGTGCCATAGCGGGACTTAGCAATGTTGTGGGTAACATTGTCAACTTATTCACGGGTGACCCTATACAGAGGTTTGCTGATAACGCTGACAAGCAGTATACACAGGCATCTAATTTGAACAAAAAGCTTCAGCTTGCTAATCCCGAATTAACCACAGCTATAGCTCTTCTTACTGCTTATAACAACTTGTTCTCAAGACTTGAAGCGTTAACAGGTCAAAATTCAAACATACAGTTGGCACAAGGCGTGTATGCGAACCTTAAAGAGGTCGGTAAAAAGCTTGTGACAGGTCTTGTGGACGGTATTAAGGGCGAAATGAGTTCTCTTAGTAATACGATGAGACGCCTCTTGAGCGATAATGTTTCGTCACGTGACGCTTCGTCTCTCGGTAAAGATTACGGCAGTGAGTTCGCCAGAGGTATATCAAGCGGCTTCAAGGGTGCGTCTTTCCCAACACTCCACGGTAACGTTGATGTATCTGCAAGCGGATACGTCAGTCTTTCCCTTAAAGCGTATGCAAAGGGTGGTTTTGTTGATAACGGTCAGATGTTCATAGCTCGTGAGGCCGGGCCGGAAATGGTCGGTACGATAGGCAATAAGACATCCGTCGCAAACAATGAACAGATTGTCAGCGGTATCGCACAAGGCGTTTCGGACGCTAACAGCGAGCAGAACGCGCTTCTTCGTGAACAGAACAACTTGCTCAGACGTTTACTTGAGAAAGACC